TGGCAAGCGCAGGATCAGGAACAGTATCATTCAGTGATTTACGTACAGAGTTTGTAGGTGGCTCATCAGCTATAAGCTTTAATGATCTGTACCGTGGTGGTTCTAACATTAAAGCAAAAGCCGGAGATAATCTATCAACTAACTTAGCCGCATCTGTTCCTGCAAACGGTACAATTGACATTGCCGATTTTTATTCGACTTCTAAAGGTTTCAAATTTACTGTTGATAGTAACACAACAAATTTTGAAGTAGATAGTGCATTTGGTGATGACTATGATCTTAACTATCCAAAAATTGTTGATATTGACAGTGGAGTAACAATAGGTGGAAATGCTGATGAAGCTATAGATATTCCATCAGGACTGGCATCAACTCTTACTATTAATAACTCAGGAATAGTAATAGGTTTCGGTGGTGCGTCTGCCTCAGCTGCTGGAGGCCATGCAATTGCATGTGCAACAGCTAATGTAACTATTAATAATACCGGACAAATAAGTGGCGGAGGCGGTGCTGGTGGTGCTGGAGGAGCAGGTGGAAACGGCGAAACTGAGGGTAGTAGAGAGCCTGCCGCAAACTGGACTAATGGATCTGCCCAACTTGGCCATTATTGGAATGTCAATACTTATCATTTTTATTATAACGGTTCTACTAGCTATATATACTGGGGTAGTAATATTGGTAGTGCTAGTGGGTTTCCATCTTATGTAACAATTGGAAGTAATAGATATTATAGAGGTATCCATCGCACTACCAATAAATATGAAATCTATAGACAGTATATGAATAGTACATCTGGTGGCACTGGCGGAGCATTTGGCAATGGAGCTGGATATAATCAGTCTGCAACAGCCGGCGGTACGGGTGCGGCTGGAGGCACAGCCGCAGGAACAGGTGGTAATGGAGGTGCCGGAGGAGCACTTGCTACTGCAGGAACTGCTGGTTCTACCGGCGCAAATGGTGGTATAACTAACGGAGCTGCAGGTGGAACCGCTGGAGCGGCTGGAGCAGCAGTGAGTGGTACATCAGTAACAATGAATAATACAGGCACAATAAATGGAGCAGTAGCATGACTAATTACAATATTGAAAAAATTGAAAATGGTGTCGCAACTATTAGATATGAAGGTGGTAGCTGGGCTGAAATACTATTAGATAGTGCTATGGACTCAGCTGATCTAAATCATATGGTTCATCAATATGCACCTAAGACAGGTGTTGCACCAACATTTGCAACAGCTGGATATAGTTCTACATCTGCAAATAAAGTAATATCTGATTCTGATTCAAGACCAGCTTACGTTATTGCTAGAACAGCAGAATACGGTAGTTTAGATGAGCAGATTGAATATATAACAGAGAACGGATTAGACGCTTGGCAAACTAGAGTTGCTAAAATTAAGACTGATAATCCGAAACCAGAATAATGCTAAGAATATACATTTTAATATTTGTTATGGCAATCATTGGTACTGTTGCGTATGGTGCTAAATACTATTATGATACTACACAAAATAAGATCGCGATCCTTACTGAAAATAATGCACAACTCGAAGTTGCAGTACAGACAGCATCGGCGAGTTTAGATGCAGCAATCAAAAATCAAGAAAAATTAGGAGCACTCAATAAATCTTTACAAGTAGATTTACAAAAGGCTGAACAATACGGAGATAGTCTCCGTGATAAATTACAACAACTCAATCTAGTCAAAGATGCACTGACTGATGCAAAAGACTTAGAAGGTAGAATGAATGGTGCAACTGCTAAAATCTGGCGTGAAATTACTACCGATACCGGTGGCGATGGTGGCCGTCCTATTCCTAACTGGCTGCAGCAGTCTAAGGCTGCCAGCGGAAGTAAAGACAGTAACCAAGATCGAAAAAGTAACGATACCGACGGTAGCACGACCGAAGCCAGTACAACTGAATGATGTCAGAGTTTACGTAGTAAACAAAGAGATCTATGAAGAATTCGTACAAGAGTTTACCGAAGAAAATGGTGAACTTGCTTTTGTTGCTTTATCAATGAAAGACTATGAAAACTTAGCTCTTAATATTGCAGAGCTCCGAAGATATATTAATCAACAAAAAAACATTATTGTATATTACGAAGAAGCTGTAACAGATAAGGAGAAAGAAGAATGATGTCTTTCATTATAGATCAACTTATAACATGGTGGCAGTTTACCGTAGTCGGTATTCTTATTATTATTGGTTGGCTCATTAATAAACTTGGTGTAGACCAAGACGAAGAGCTTATTGGATTCGAATATAATGTGATGCCAAAGCTAAGACCGATTCCTATAGCAACAGCCGGTAAAGGTTTCTGGGGTGCAATATGGATGTGGTTGATGGGTACACGTCATTGGGAAGTTGCTGATGACTGGGCATTTAAGATTGGAGGAGAAGGATATATAATACCACAAGGATTCCAATTTGATGGCGCATCAATTCCAAAATTCTTACATACATGGTTATCACCAACAGGAGTTTTGTTAATGGGTGGTCTTGTACACGACTATGCATATAAGTATGAAACTCTATTACGATCTGGTCAAAAAGAAACAATGGGAGTAATTGATCAGAAGAAGGCCGATGAAATATTTAGAGATATTAACATCGAGCAAAATGGTTTCCATTTCCTTAATAACCTTGCTTATTGGGCACTACGTATTGGTGGCTTTATGGCATGGAATGGACACCGTAAACGTAACTGTAAAATCGAAGGACTTAATGAGTTTAACGAAAAAAAATTGTTAGGAGAGTAGCATGACAAGTTGGATAAATAACAGAGTAGCAGAAAGAACATCATGGGACGGCGCAGCACTTATTGCTGTAGGTGTTGTAATTTTATTTGCCGGACCTTTTGCAAAAATCGCAGCATACGCAGCTATAGCTTATGGTGCATGGACAATTTGGAAATCGGAGTAAAACTTAAAAATGATAATTGATACACAAAGAGATGATATGTTAGATGCAGTTGAGCATTACGCAACTGGTAACATTGCGATTCATAAAATGAATGTTGAGGTATACCTTTCTAATCCTGCTGGTATTGGAGAGCACTCAGATGTTACTGAAGCAGTAGTAGCTGAGATGGAAAAAATTGCTCGTTGGCAGGATGTAGTAGATACTATTAACGAACACTTTCGCAAATAAAAAGAAAATATTTTTACCAAAACGCAGTCTTTACGGCCATTTTAGGGGTTTACAAAGATTGCGTTTTGATATATAATAGTACCAATAAATTAAATCAGCTATATGTTAGGACAGAGGTATGCAAACACCGTTTGTAGACACCAGAGAGTTTTTATCGCAAACTAAATTTTACGAAGGATACTCTCGGTTTAAAGAGACCGGTAACGGCGGTTATGAGTCATGGGATGAATCGGTAGATCGAGTTATTACCATGCATGAAGAAAATTATGATGAAGCCGCAGAAAAATTGCGTCCGTATTTGCAGGAAGCTCGTACTGCTTATAAGGAGCAACGAGTATTAGGTGCACAACGAGCTTTACAGTTTGGTGGTGAACAACTACTTAAGCATCAGATGCGTATGTATAATTGCACATCATCTTATGCGGATCGTGCAGAATTCTTTGGTGAGTTCTTTTATATTTTATTGTGTGGTGCTGGTGCTGGATTCTCTGTACAACAACATCACGTAGCTAAATTTCCGGAAATTCAAGCAAGGACTAAGCAAGCCAAAGGTTATATTGTAGAAGACTCTATTGAAGGTTGGGCTTCAGCTCTCGACGTGTTGATGTCTTCTTACTTTGTATCCGGTGGTAAGTTCCCAGAGTATGAAGGCCGTAGAGTATTTTTTGATCTAACTAATATTAGACCAAAAGGTGCTAAAATTTCAGGTGGATTTAAAGCTCCTGGGCCAGAAGGTTTACGTAAAGCATTGGATAAGATTGAACTCTTATTGCAAAATCAAGTTATTGATTCAAAAGAACCTGTTAAACTAAAACCAATTACTGTATATGATATCTGCATGCATGCGGCTGATGCAGTATTATCTGGTGGTGTTCGTCGTTCAGCTACTATTTGTTTGTTCTCACCAGAAGATGATGAGATGATGAATGCAAAAACCGGTAACTGGTTTATGGATAATGCTCAACGCGGTAGATCTAATAACTCAGCAGTAATTGTTCGTGATGAAGCAACTCCTGAAATGTTTGCTAAGATTATGGAATCAGTTAAATCGTTTGGTGAGCCGGGATTCTACTTTACAACTTCAAAAGAACACACTACAAACCCTTGTGTTGAGATTGGAATGTATCCACAATACGAAGGTGAGTCCGGTTGGCAAGGTTGTAACCTTACAGAGATCAATGGTGGTCTATGTAAAACTCCTGAAGATTTCTATACAGCATGTCGTGCAGGTGCTATCCTTGGTACACTACAGGCAGGTTATACAGACTTTAAGTTTCTTTCTCCAGTATCTAAAAAGATCTTTGATCGTGAAGCATTATTGGGTGTATCAGTTACTGGTTGGATGAACAATCCTGAAGTACTCTTTGATGCTAAGGTTCTTGAAAAAGGAGCTAAAATTGTTAAGAAAATTAATAGAGAGGTTGCTGCTATCATTGGCATTAATCCTGCTGCTCGGACTACATGTGTTAAACCAAGCGGTAACGCAAGCGTCCTCTTACAAACAGCAAGTGGTATCCACGCCGAACATTCCCCGATGTACATCCGTAACATCCAAATGAATAAAGAATCTGAAATTACGCAATCGATTATCAAATCAAATCCGTATATGGTTGAAGAATCAGTATGGTCTGCTAATGGCACTGATGTAGTAATTTCATATCCTATTGTACCACATAAAGGTTCAATGTATAAGGATGATCTTATTGGTGTTAAACATCTTGAGCTCGTTAAGAAAGCTCAAAAGCATTGGGTTATTGCTGGTACAAATGAAGAGCTATGTGCTGATGAAGGTATCCGTCATAACGTATCAAATACAATTATTGTAGATGATTGGGATGAAGTAGAAAAATATGTATTTGAGAATCGGTATTCTTTCTCAGGTATTTCATTCCTTAGTATGTCAGGTGATAAAGATTACAATCAAGCACCGAACACCGCAGTGATTGATGAAAAGCAAATGGTAAAGCTATATGGAGCTGCATCAATCTTTGCATCAGGCTTAGTAGTAGATGCTATGAAAGTATTCCCTAACTTGTGGGATGCTTGTTCTACTGCTCAAGGTATGGGAATGGACATTAGTCTAGAATCATCAGAAAACTCAGCACGGCAAG